GTTTATATTGAATTTGGCAATAAGGTTTAAGTGCATGGATCATTTCAGCAGTTATAATCTGACCAAAAGCATCGTCGGTCATACAATAACCAGCCATATGAATACCAATCACTTTACCTGTTTCATTGGAGGAATTTGAAACTAAAATGATACCACAAGATCCAGGTATTGTTTGTGCGTCATATGATACCGTTTTCCATGTGTAAAGCATCTCACCATTTGGATCTGTTGCTAACAAAGGTGCTTTGTTTATCGACTTAATGGAAATTCTTTGTTTTTCTGCCATTAGAATCCATTGAGGGTTTGAAACTATCGTATCTATTCCCTTAATCTTTTCGAATTCTACTGCTTCACATAATGAAACCATTGTGGCATTTTGATGTAAAATTTTATCCATATCTTCCATCTTGATGAAATTGCTTTCCGAATTTACCGAGTGTGTCAAGTCGATGTGTTGTTTAACCGCATCTGGAAATTTAATAGCAATAAGATCATAATACAAACTATTTGGTTCGTCTTCATGAGCAAATGACATCACATCAAGCTGCGATGTTGGTATTCTCATATATTCTCTGAAGGGATTAAACAAAGAAACACTTGCTGTTTTGTATTCTTCTTCAGTAACGGAGAAGAAATGTCTGTTTGTTATCAAGCATCTATCATTCAAGAAAGTGCCACGCAAAACCCCATATTGTAATTGACCTTGTCGCTTAAATTCCAGAATCATAATGTACATGTTTTGCAAAACCATCTTTTCAGTACGATATGCTGCTGGACATGACAGTTCCGTATTACTTGAATTCACGTAGTCTTTCACAAAAATTTTTGTTGTATTTGTGTCAAACATTCCTTGTGCTTTATAAATAGGAACTACAACAACTGGTGCTTTTGAAGGTGTCTTTTCTTTTTGTTTAACTGATTTTGGTTGACCATCATTATATTTTTGGGTTTCAATATCTTCCTCACAATTTTTAAGTTCTTCAATCTTTTCCTGCAGCTCAATTTTCTTCTTTTCAAGGGCTTCGACTTTTGATGTATTACAACTCTTCTTCTTTTCTCTTTTCCCTGGTGGGAAGAACCGCTTGTATACTTTGTAAGCTGCAAAAGAAGTTATTAAAAAGGTTATTGTTGCAAGAACAATTTTCCTTTTCAATTTTTCTTCTTTGGCGCGTCCAAAGAAGAAATCATTCAAACGTGTTGACCAAGAAAGTGGTAAATAAGCAAAGAAATATATCACAAAGAAAGATTTCA